TTTTCTTTTGGTTCTTTTCTTTTTCTGTTTTTCTTTGCCAGTTGTAAATTTGACCACTTGATTTTTTGGACAGGATAATTTATAATGAGCTGGAAGTTAAGAACTTCGAAAACTAAATACAAACACTACGAACGAGATATAATAAATTTAAGCGATAAGCTATAGATTTTTAGGAAAACGCAATCAGCCACAAGGCTACAGGTTGCAGACCCCTAGAGATTCTATAGCTTTTTTTATTGTAATTATATAAATATAACGAGGATTAGAGGTGTGAGAGGATGAATAATAAGGCGAATGGGAGTAAGAGTGTTGATGATGCAGTAAACGAGGTTGTTAAGACCAAAAACAAGAGTAATAAAGCTATTACGTTTGGAGATAATGGCTTTGATTTATTACCTGGAGATAATAGCAAGACATTATCAGATATGATGTATATTTACAACCTACCAAAGATTGATATTAACGACGATCAAGAGGTAGAGGAGAGAATACAGCATTATTTTAATTATTGTATTAGCAAGGATATTAAACCAGGTGTTGAGGGATTGGCAATGGCTATTGGTGTATCTAGAGCAACACTTTGGGACTGGGAATCGGGTAGAAGTAGGATGATGTCCGGCTCTTCACGTTCCGACATGATTAAAAAAGCTAAGCAATTTTTAGCACTTTACATGGAGAATTTGAGCCAGAACGGCAAGATTAACCCAATCACCGCAATCTTCCTCATGAAGAACCATTTCGGCTATGCTGACAAGCAAGAGGTTGTTATAACGCCAAATCAGAACCTAGAAGCAGCACAAACGCCTGAACAGATAGCGGAGCAGATTGCGTGCGATATACCGCTAGACCTGTAATAGTTGTAATATTTATGCAAATTCCTCTTGATTAATGCATATTCATGCACATATTATACAGTTTGGTATTTTGCGAATAGTTGAAATGTTGGTGCGAATGGCTGAAAGCCTTGTAAATACGGAATTCTTTGGAAATATAAGAACAATCGTTCGCTTCGCATAACAGTGATTATGCGAATAGTTGAAATAAGAACAGGTGTTCGAATAGGTTTGTGTAGTTCAGGAGCAAGACAGGGGCGTGGGGGTATGTGGCGAATCAGCCGGCGCGCCAGTGAGTCGATTATCTATGTACCAAATAATATTTGTACCACAAAAAGGGGGAAGTGATATTGTGAATAATTTAGATGACTTAATAAAGAATGGAATAGACTTCTATACTGCGGATGCAATGGTAAAAGCATACAGTGAAAAAATCGGGACAATGAATGGAATCTATTTAATATCTGATATCAACTACGATTTTGAAAGTAGGGGAAAACTGGTAACACTTAAATGTTCATTGTGTGGGAAAGAAATTACTCGCACGATGATTAGTGGAAGAAATAAGTGGAGTGAGCTTATTAAAACTTGCTCTTGTGAAAAAGAATTAAAACGACTTGCTATTTCAAAAAATTCCGAAAAAGTAAAAAGAGAAAAAATAAATTTAATAGTTTCAAGGGTTGGAGAGAAGTTTGGAGATTATGATATTATTTCCGTTGAAGACTTAGAAAACACTCCAAAGTATGTATTAAAGTGTCTTGAGTGTGGATATGAACGAACTGTGTCAGCTAACAGTTTTGAACGTATAACCGATTTTAAGTGCCACAAACATTATATTCAGTTGGTTAAATATGATGAATCCTACATAGGTAGAAAGAATAATTTCTTAAAAGTCATTGGAATTACAAAGATTGAAAACAATCAGAAAAGATTTATATGTCAATGTGACTGTGGAGAAATAAAACTTATTCAACCTTGCTTATGGGAAAACAGTACAATTAAAAGCTGTGGTTGTAAAACCATTGAATTATTAAGAATTGCAAATACTTTTCTAGTTCACAATGACGAATTAGATAGATTAAGACGTATTTACAATGGCATGACACAACGTTGTTATAATCCAAATAGCACGAATTATGCAAATTATGGGGCAAGGGGAATAAGTATATGTAATGAATGGTTGGATAGCAGGGATTTATTTATAATTTGGGCGCTAGAAAATGGATATTCAAACGACCTAAGTATAGACAGAATAGACGTTAACGGTAATTATGAACCGTCAAATTGTCGATGGGCAACATGGGAAGTACAAGCGAGTAACAGAAGACCTAGAAAGAGGTGTTGTTCATGAGAACTGGAAGACCAACAACCGATAAGAAAGAATCAACCATGAAGTTAAGACTAAATGACGATATGCGAGAATGGGTTGAACAGAGAGCGGAGAACCGCAACGTATCAATGTCTGGTTACATAAGGGAATTAATTAAAAGAGATATGAAAAGCTGATTCTAAAAATTTTTTTCAAAATAAAAAGTCCTTTTCAGAAAGGAGTATTCAATGCCAGCTAAAACACGTAATCATGTCTACGAGGTTAAAGTAGATAAAAATAAACCAGATAACGAGCACATAGTTTCTAAAGAATTTTTAGAAAAATGTAAAAGCGTTGCTAGGAAATATCCGTTGAAATGAGGTTATGGAAAGTAGGGAGAAGTCATGAATTTACTAGCAATACTCATAACAATAATAAACATCATAATGGCAATCATCTACATATGGTTTGGCAACTCAAAAGATTGCAGGGGCAAACAATATAAATTCTTTTATTCACTTGCTCTGCTAAATTTGGTTAATGTCATTTTGATTTGGTGGTTCTAAAAATTTTCTGAAAAATAAAAAAGGGGTGTTAACGTGCCAAAGGTAGAAATAAAGCAAGAGGGAATTAAAACATTAGTTTTTATAGATGGACAAAAGCTTAATCGAGTGACAAAGGTTGAATTCAAAGTAACACCACAAGAAGCACCTAGATTTGATTTTACAATCTTTGGAACTGAAACGGATATGTATTTCGAAAATGCGGATATTGGAATTATATCAGATTTACAACTTGCGGCATCCGTGGTCATGGAGGAACTAAGAAAACAAGGCGATTGGTATGACACATGGGTTAAAATGCTTACGAAGTGCATCGAGGAATGTAACGGACAAATGACGAATGAAGAAATTGCGAAGTGCTATGTAGATGATTATTTATTGGGGAGTGATTGAGAATGAGTAATATTAAAGAATCCATAACTAAAGCATGTGAGTCTTTTGAAGCAATGAGTAAAGCAATGAATGAAGCTGTGAAACAAGGCGATGATTTTCCTATTGGTGGAACAATTGGACATTATGATGATAAATTTTTCCTTGAAAGAGAAATTATAGAATTAAAAGGTCAGATTAAATGGTTAAGAAAGCAAATAGACATGGGAAACAGAGAGGAAAATTCGTTAATTGATAGAATTAACGAATTGACTAATCAAAATACCAAACTTAATACAACTATTGATGTTCTTCTTGAAAAACTGAAAGGTAAATAAAGCCACCTAACTGTGGCACATGGAAAGATGCTTAAGTAGGTGAAAAGTCGAGTATTCGGCGCATGGGTTCGAAACCCATTCTTTCCGTTAGGTGGAAGAGAGTTGAAAGAGCAATATGACAGTATATTGCGGTGGCGGCAAAGGAAGCAACTCATAGCACTGTGAACTGTGTGGGTCTATTCAGTGCTGACAGTCGGAAAGACGATTATTATTCGAATAATATCATGTGCTATGCATGCAGAGAAAACTGTACAAACCTTGGGTCGCAAGCAATGTAAAAGTCTGACCTTGCCAAGTAAAAATCAAGTGATGACTTTAGTCGAGCCAGTCTAGTACAAAGGCAGTATAGCGGTCTCCAAATCCGAAGATACGGGTTCGATTCCTGTGATTGGTGTTATTAACAAACGAATAAACTATTGAGCGCCTATGAGTGCCATTTGTAAAGGTGGTATTTATGGGCGATATAGAAAAAAACAGACAGATAATTGAAAAACTACATAAGATTGACCTAAGTCAGTATAAAAACCTTAATATGCTCATGGATATGTGTATAGCAATCAAAGAAGATGATTTGGAACTTGCTATCAGTGAGTGTAAATTTGTCAAGAGTGCAGCTGCTATAAATTCAAGAAGAGATGTTAGATTCAGCGATTTGTATTACAAGGCATTGCTTTTCTTGGCACCATATAATTTTGATAGTTATTGTATATACCTTGAAATGAATAGACCAGCGAATAAGCGTTTCTACCTTCCAAGGCGAAAAGTATTAAAAGTGTTAGTTGATGATTTGCAAGATTTAGCAGATGAAAAAATATATTTTCTTGGTATATCCTTACCACCACGAGTTGGAAAATCAACACTATGTATCATGTTTAAAACTTGGATTATGGGTAAGTGGCCAGATGCTTGTAATGCCATGGCCGGACATAGCGATAAACTTACAAAAGGTTTTTACCAAGAAATATTAGACATTATAACCGATAAAGAAACTTATACATGGAGTGAAATTTTCCCAGAAGCAAAGCTAATATCACATAATCAGCAAGATGAAACTATTGATTTACAAAAGAAAAAACGTTATCCAACAATGACCTGTCGTTCTGTATTAGGAACATGGACCGGAGCCGTTGATATAACAGGTTGTCTTTACTGTGATGATTTAGTAGAAGATTTAGAGGAAGCACTTAATATTGATCGATTAGATAAAAAGTACGATGCATATTTGAATCAGCTTCGTGATCGTATGAAAGAATCTGCTTTTGAATTAATGGTTGGAACTAGATGGTCCGTTATGGATCCAATCGGAAGAATCAAAGCACAGTATGAAGATGATCCCAAATATAGATTTAGGGTAATACCGGCATTAGATGAATATGGACAAAGTAATTTTAATTATGATTACAATGTTGGATTTTCAACAGAAATGTATCAAAAGATAAAAAATGATATTGATGATGCTACA